TTCCAGGTTACCCATAACTCTGAACCATCCTCTCTGATTGTTGGAATCAATACTGACCATGCATTTTCTGTAACAGGCTCTGCTTCATCGATCCAGGCTAACAGAATGCGTGACTTTGATTTGATAGAATTGATGTTGCGCTCGAGACCGGCAAACGAGTATTCAATACGTCCATCACGAGAGCGGATGAACTTTTCGCCAATCTCGTAAAAATCAGCAAGCCATCCTTCTGACTGTATCGCTTCGCGCACCTCACCAAACGATGAATCATCAAGCGAGTTCTGGAATTGTCTACCGCACAAAATAATGCCGGTCTTCCCAGCCATCGCATCTTGATAACCGCGCACAGCAGTCATCTTCGCAAATGATCTGGTCTTGCCTGATCCACGGCCACCATAAGCGGCGCGAACGTCAGCTTTACCCAGAAACAGCGGGATAAGCTTTTGCGGAATCTCTACTTCGGCTTTCAAAGCGCCTTCAGGATAATCTCGGTGATATTTATCGGATTATCCGCCTGGCCGCCGTGATTAACATCTTTCGGCAGTATCTTGCCAATCAATCCCATGAACGCAGCAGGATTTTCCTTGGCTTGACGAGCAAGGTAATCGCGCCCACCAGCATCCTGAAGAGCGCCTTCTATCATTTCCTTGATAGCAGCAGTATTTCGGTTAACAGCGCCCTTTGGCCTACCGTTACCTCCGTTAGGTGCTTTCCTAACCTTTCCTATTTTAGGATTTTGTGCCATATAAAAACACAATAAAAAAGCCCAGTATATTTCTATACTAGGCCTATTGCAATATTACTTTAATTTTGTTGGTGTGTCAATATTCACATGTCTTATCCCAGCAGCAATAACCGAGTAACACTTATAAGCATCATAATAATCCTGTTCACTCCTCAAGCATCTATCACGCTCAAACATTGCCTCGTCACGTTCAACCTCATAATGCTTCATGCATAACGCAAAATCTTCTTTAAACTGCTTGTGCGGCACTATTTGCTTTATTGATTTTTGCGATTTCATAATCCACTCGTTTAATTGCTTTTTGAATATCGAAAAGTTTATTATTTGTACGCTTCAATAACGCTCTTCGATAACTTTGCAATAGCTTCAATCTATCAGGTTTTTTGTTCGTATTCTCAAACCAGTCATAATAAACACCAGTTCCAAGGTTTGCAATAAAATCCTTCTCATCATCAAGTGTGTATGCAAAACTTCGTGATGTGCTAATCATTTCAGTACATACTCCATAACTTCCGCTTCTGTCATTGATTCAGCGTTACTAAACCAATGACACATTGAATAAAATCCTCTGCCTTCTGCGTAACAAGTCACAAGAGCAGGAGCCTTTAATGATTCATTATTGCTCCAAACCCAACACCAAACACCTTTGCCAATATTTTCACGCCAATCTATTCCTATTTGCTCTACTTTCCATTTTTCAAATAAATTCAGTTCGCCAGCCAAAAAACATTGTCCAATTCTAAGTGGATAAATGTCATTAGTGTCAAAATAAATTTCATCTTCATCAAACCAAAATCTTTCGCCGCTTATCAATCTTTGTATTGCCTCTTTCTTGCTTTTAATTCCTGCATTTTTGTATTTTTTCATTTGTTTTTCCTTATCATCATTATCCTCAACACAAAATTCATCGCAAAAATCAAATATTCTTAATGCAGATGAATTATTTATCCTAAAAGGATTTACAGAACAATGGAAATGCTCAAAATCGAAATATATTTTGTTACTTTCATAATAAAATATTTCTCCATCAATCACTCGCTTTAACGCAGTTTTAATATCACCTTTAGCAATACCAGCATTCTTTAACTTCATTTTAATATCCATATTGATAAATGATAACCGGTGGGCTAATAGCATAAGGATTATGTACGCTATTAGGCGAATACTGGCTACCGTATTGCCCATACTGGTTATTTATTGCATCCGGGGAATACTGCGATCCATATCTGCCATACTGGTTATGCACCGAATTAGGGTCATACTGGTTCGCATTCAAGTTTCCCAGGTACTTGCCAGTGTGCCTATCATAAAGTTCTGGAACTTGCGCAGATACGATTGGTATGTAAAGCAACATTAGTATAAATATTATGTTTTTCATTTTGATCTCCATTTTTAACTGCAAAATATTTTTATAAAAATTTCAGTTTGATATTTTCTTTCAGCATCAGCAGCATAAGTAGCAGCATCATAAGCAGCAGCAGCATCAGCAGCAGCAGCAGCAGCATCAGCATCAGCATCAGCAGCAGCATAAGCAGCAGCAGCATCAGCAGCATAAGCAGCATCAGCAGCAGCATAAGCATCAGCATCAGCAGCAGCATCAGCAGCATAAGCAGCATCAGCAGCAGCATAAGCATCAGCAGCAGCATAAGCAGCAGCAGCATCAGCAGCATAAGCAGCATCAGCAGCATAAGCAGCAGCAGCAGCAGCAGCAGCAGCAGCAGCATAAGCATCAGCAGCAGCAGCAGCATAAGCATCAGCAGCAGCAGCATAAGCAGTATTTAATACTTCTTTTGAAGTTTCACCGTTAATAAATTGCTCAACTACATCCAAAGTATTTTTTGCAGTTCCTGTTTTATCTAAATGTTCAACTCTTCTTGCACATTTTAGCTTAAATTCCATAACTTTAAGATCATAAGCAAGAAAAACTCGTAAACACCATATAGCATCCAAGATTCCGTTAGAATCTAATATTGTCTTGAACGAAATAGTATCGTCATCAGATTCAGTTTTTCCCAAATATTTCAGAAGTTTTTTCCATCCATAAGTGCAAGGGTTATGTTTTCGTATTTCGTTTAAAGTTGTGTGCATTTCATTCTCCATTGTTTTTTTGTTAACCAGATGTAAACATCTTACCACCATGAACACACAAGTCAACATATTTCTAAATTATTTTTTATAAAGAGTTACAACATCGCTACCGTTGCCATTATGCTCAGTAACGACAAATTCTATTAAGTTTTCTTTTCTCAATTCGCTGACAATATCAAGAACCAATTCACGCCTTGTCCTGAATCCATTTATAAGCCTTCCAAGCGTTATTGATTTGCTCTTTGATATTTTTTTAATGATCTTACCGCGCAGAATATCTTCAGCGCTTTGCCTTGCTTTTGCATCATCCCTGGACACTGTTCCAGTGTTTATAAGTCGATCATGTTCAGCATCGCTGAGTTTTACGAAACTTCCATCATTAAGCATGATTATTTTCATTTCAATACCATAATAGTTATTAATAGCGCTAATTATATATCACAAATAACTATTATTGCAACATTGAAAGCTGAAACTGCTGATAAGTATACGATTTTAACAGTATACTATCCTGATTTATTAATAATAAACAATGATTTACAGCAGGAAAGCTAAATAGTTGCCTCACGAATAATAAATTAAGTTAAAAAATAGACGTAAAAAAAGAGATATGTTTTAAAATATCTCTATATTTTAATAGTACTTCCCCCTATATACCCTATATATATAGGCTTTATAAAGGAGGCTCGGGGATTTAAAACTATTTACTTTTCTGCGTCTAAGTCATTAATTTAACTCAGTTATTCTCGATAGTGTGGTAAAAACATGTTTTACTTATCACTTACGAGCCATTATATTTTTACCTCTATCATGTAATGCGTAAATCACGCCGCCGCTGCATACAAGCGCTAGAAGCTGATAGTTTTAGCAAAAATATGGTTTTAAAAGAACAATTTGGTTGGAGCGGTTGCACCAGCCCCAGCCGATAAAACCGACGGAAACTTTCGACAAGAAACCGACAGCAATTGCAAATCTAGCACAACATAACCTGTATTGCAACACTCACACACGAAAAATAACCTTAACAGCAGTTTTGTTGCCGTGATGATATTTTTCTTCAATCCTTATTTTTCCTTTATGATCGAGAAAATCAATAGCCTTTAACACCAGATCACGTTTGGCGCGGTATTTGTTAACGATACGTCCAATTGTCAGACCATCAGCGCTCAATGATGAAAGTATTTTTGCCGCCATTGACTCAACTGGATCGGATTTTTCTTTAACGTTTGAATAAGCCAGAAGCGTTTTGTACTCAATATCACGCTTAATGTATTCAAAAGCCCAGTCTATTTCTTTTAATGTCCTAAAAGGCATTCCGAACGACAAAATAAAAGATACCTTCTCAACCATTTCGAAACCTCGGCGAACAACAGCCTCAAACCCGGTTTTCTCGGTTTGTTTTTCTGCTTCCTGCCAGAACCATTCGGAAATCTCCTCAAGACGCTGTAGAGCATCCTGGTCAGTTTTGATGATGGTGTGGTTGTTGTTTGACTCTATCCGATAATTGTTAACTTCAAAAGTGCCATTGGTACGTAGTGATTCTATTCTGTGTTTCAATTCTTCCGGTATTTCGTTGCTGTGTATGCGCGTGCGCTTTTTAGGGTTATTATTCGGTTCGTTAATAATGATTGAACGACCAATAAAACCGCTCGTGACGTTTTCTTCATCAACAAATGAATTGAATGTCTGCGGAGTAGTAAATCCGATTAACGACAAAAACGGATTAATGATCCCATGATCAACATTATCCAGTGATTTTTTTATTGCTTCCAGGCGTTGATTAACAAATGCTTGATTTTCGCATCCGTCATCGAGTTCTTTATTCAAGGCAGCAAATTCTCGTTTCAAGTCTGAGCGAATGCCGCGCTTAATGTCGCCAGAGACAAGAAAACTGCTGCGCGCCTTGCTATATACCGACATCAACACACCGATTAAATTCTGAAGGTATGAAGCTCCGCCGTTATCACTAGCACTTCTAACTTTCTTAATGAAGTAACCTATCTCATCTATAAGATAATAACTTGCCTGATGTTCAATAAGGTTACGTATTACTTCCTGTTCTGACTTTATTGTCCCATGAACAGCTGCCCCAACACCTGTCGCCATATGCAATTGTGTTGCTGCTGATAAAATATCCTCTTTACCAGTTCCAGAACCAGCAACGCCGAACATAAAAATATTAGACGTTATTCGACTGCCATCTAACTTATGATTCAATCCTCCGATGTTTCCTACTGCTGATATTGCAGCAGCAACAGACAAATTATCCCTGGGGAAAAGGCATTGTCCGTTAATCCATTCTGTGACCTCACCAACAAGACCGGGAGGTTTTGTAAGGTCGATTGTTTCTATTCCAGCCTCTTCATGTTCTGCAAACCCATCATGTTCTTCTTCTGATTCATCGTAACCGAATAATTCGTCATTTCTTAACTTCCATATTTCATCAAGAATGTTAGGTTTTTCTTGTTTCATTCGTTAAAGTCTTTCCATGAGTAAAATTTAATATTATCTTTATCATATATTTCTATATCTTCACTAGAATAAATCTCACACTCATACTTCTTCAATATCTGTTTTATTTCTTCAAAACGTTTTTGTATGTTGTCGTTATTGGTTTGTGTAGTCATACTACCTCCTCAAATAATCATCAGCCGCCCATAGACGACACATTGACTTGTAAATTTCGTCTTTTAGCTGCTTTGTCATTGGCTGTCCTTCAAGCATGTTTTTGCTTATCAAATAAAGTACTGTTGATTCAGTCTTTAATGCCTGGAAAACATGATCTGTGTTAAAGTATTTGCGTGCCTGTTTTTCGTATTTAATGCCGCCAGAATCAGGAAACAATTCAGCAAGATCAACGCCTAGATTTTGCGCCACGTCTACAGCGCCAGCGCCACAACCAAAGCAGTGTATTAAGACGATTCCGTTATCATCACTGATAGCCAATGATGGGGTTTTCTCAGAATGACAAGGACACAGCGCCACCCATTTGCCGTGCCCTTGCTTCCTAACTTTTTGCAGCTTGTTTAGGAATGATTCAATGGTCATTTTTTACTCGCTAACAAAAGACAAACAGAATCTATCAGCACATGTAAAATGTGTCAACAAAAATATTTTAAATAAAAAATTAGAAATAGATTGACAAATGTAAAACTACTGATTTATGATGTTGACACCTTGATAAACAAATAAAGGATATAAACAATGAAACCAAATATAACACACGAAGAGTTACTAAACCGCTTATCATACAACAAAGCAACCGGTATATTCACAAACAAGAAAACAGGAATGCGCGTAGGGCATTACGATAAATGGACAGGACAAAGAGGTATTGATATTAATGGCAAGAAGTACAAAGAAACACGACTAGCAGTATTTTATGTTCATGGTCAATGGCCTGAAGGTAACGTGTCCAACAAAAGCAGAAACCGTATAGCTGTAACAAAGTACAAAGATTTGGTTTTTAGTTTGCCGGATAGACGAGAACATTTTGATGCTAGTGTTTTTGAACAATCTATTACAGCAAACGAATCACTATTCAAAAAGTTTCTGAGGTGGCTAAATGGATAAAGAAATGTTTGGTTACAAATTCAACATAGATAACATCTGCATACATTCAGTGAGCAGCGAAGAGCGTTATGGAGAATGGTCTGAAAGTTATATAAACCAACCAGATCAATTCATTGAGAGCGAGCCAGATCATCCTGATGTTGTATGTCCATACAAACTTGAGCAAGGAGACTTTGCTTTTGTAGTATGGGCAGAATGGTCCACTGGAGATAGCTTCGGGAGAGGAGAACGAAATTCAGTTGAAGCTATTGCAATGTTTAAAGACATAAAGTCTGCTCTTGATTTGAAAAATAAAATACTTGTTCATAACCAAGGGAAAGAGGATAAATATCATTTTAAATGCTTGGATGGACAAGAAATAAAATCAGGTTACGCTGCATGGAAAGGATATTTTGAAACTCTTGAAGATGTTAATGTTACTCCTGTTGTAGTTAACAATGGTGATATAAATGGCTAAATTAGATATTCCTAAGTTTAGGTATTTGTATCAAGATTTATGCGGACATGTATGGTGTAATACAGAAAAACCACATATTGCAGATGCAGATGAATATTGGCTTGGTGGATTACCTTATCTTTATTGTTATTTGGATATTAAAGAAAACACAAACTGGGGAAACACTCTAATAGATATTGAAACAGACGACTACGAATTTGAAGACGGTATTTTACGGAGGATTGAGAAATAATGGAATACATTATTGGAATACTGGTGGGATTTATGATCGGAGTTTATTTTACAGGAAAAACAGTTGAGAACGCATTTGACGGCGAATACGACCGCGCAAAATACGAATGGAAACTTAACAAGGAAAAACAAAATGCCACTACAAAAAATTAGTTTTGAATATGATATTCCTGAAGGTTATAGGTTTAAAAGATATGGTGTTCCTGTAATTGGAGATTTTTTTATTGACACAAAAGGACAGATACAACATACATTAATTGTTTTTGAATATGACTGGATAATAGTAGAAAAAATACCAGAACACGAGCAGCATAAACCAGATAATACAAACCGCCGCAAACACGCAGATTTGATTCACGCATGGGCTGAAGGTGCTGATATACAGTTTCAAAGGAAAGATGGTACTTGGGATAATGTTATTTTAAATATGCCAACATGGAGTGAAAAAGAAACATACCGCATAAAGCCAAAAACAAAGACGGTTAGGTTTAGAAATTATCTAACTCTGGATGGATTAATTGGATCAAGGTACACAGATCTTCAGCCTGGTGATTTTGTTAAATGGCTAGGAGACTGGCAAGAAGTGGAGATTGAAGAATGAGCTATCTATCACAAGGCACAAAGGCGGTTATCAAGCCGCCTATTTTAACGATTGTGGGTTTTTCTGGTGCTGGCAAGACAACATTGGCAAGTCTGTTTCCAAATCCTGCATTCATCCAGGCAGAAGATTCGCAGGCAGTATTTGAGACGCTACCAGAAGATCAACAGCCGCATTTTAACCCGATGCTGCCTAGGCCAAACAAAAAACGCAGTATAAGCACAAAAGAAGTATTGCTTGCTCAGTTGCGTGAGTTTGTTACTGAAGAGCATCAATTTCAAACACTGATCATTGATTCAGTTAGTGTTCTTAACGACCTTTTTGAGCAAGAAATTGTAGAGTACCAACCAGGTAAAACAGAAAGCGTTAACGATGCAGCCGGTGGATTTCAGAAAGCACACGACATTATTGCAAACTGGCATGAGGAGGTAATATCAGCTTGCAATATTATCCGTGAACGTAAAAACATGGGAATTGTATTTCTTGCTCATGCTATGCGCCGCAAGGTTAAAAACCATGCAGAAGCAAGCGGAGATTTTACTGTGTACGGAATAAGAATGCATGAAAAATCTGAAGATATTTATATCTCACATTGCAATGCAGTTGTGTACCTGAAACAGTTGGAATCAGTCATTGGTAACGTTAAAAATGACAAGGGACAAAGTATTAAGCTTGGACGGAAAAGAATGTCAGCAGAGCGCATATTGATCACCGCAAGCAATGGTGTAGAAGGTTTTGTGTCTGCAAAGACTCGCTACGAAATGCCAGTGCAAATTGATTGCCCAAAAGGCACAAACCCACTATTACAATACATTCCTTACTATCACAATTACGTAGCACAAAATAAGTTAGAAGTACCACAAGAAGTTGAAACAGAAGTTGAAGAAGATATTGACCAATAGTTTTTATAGGAGAAGTAAATGAGCAATTACGATGATGATTTTTGGAATGATGGAAGTGAATCGACTGGTGAAGCAGAGACCAAAGGTGGTAATAACTTTGATCCGCTTCCTGATGGAACAAGATGTTTAGCTCACATTGAGAATGTTGAATGGGGATTTTACGATCCAGAAGACGAAAATGTACCTTATGTTAAAGCAACATGGAATATTGAAAAGCCATCGGATTATGAGAATCGCAAGATTTTCCATGACATAAAGCTTTACGGTGAAAATCCAAAGGGACAAAGCTACAATCCTGAAAAGCAAGAAGCCAAAATGGAAACTGCGCGCACGATGTTTTGGGCTATTGATAAAAACTGCGGTGGCAAACTTGCAGCATTAAAGCGCAGACCAACAAATGGAGATTTGCAAAAGTATCTTATTGCAAAACCGATGTATGTTACTGTAGGATTGTGGGAGATTGGAGACAAAAAAGGAAACTGGGTTCGCAAGATTGAACCCATAAGTGCAGGTGAAAAACCGCAACCAAAACAAACAGAGCAAAAACAAAAACCGCAAGCGAAGCAGAAAGCGTCAAACACTTTTGATGAAGATGATGATATTCCATTTTAGCCATTAACAACAACCAACAAAAGCGGCGCGTAGTGTGCCGCTGTTTAAATAATGACAAACGAACAAAAACAAAAAACATGGTTGCTCCATCTTGGATTTATTCAACCTAACAAAGAATGGTACGCTGACCAAGAAGAAGAAACACAGCATAGAATAATAGGCACAACCAGAAAGCAAAACGGACGTGCAGCTGCATCATTGAAAAGTTTGCGCAAAATGATCAAGGGGATATATGTACTAGCCAAGAATAGAAATATTGAAACACGCTCAGAAGTTTACGAAATATTAAAAGAACGCGGGTTTATTCCTATTGTTCACGGTGAAAAATCAATGAGCGAGGCGCGATTTAAGTTTTACTGGTGTAACATCATAAGAGATAAATTCGACGGAAGGAAAACGCAAAAAATTAGCAATACAGAAAGAATACAAAAACTTTATGGAACAAAGTCTCCTGAAAAAATAGCCTTAGAACTTGGAATATCAAAGAAATATACGTTAGAAGTTATTAATAAACTAAAACACAGAGGAATAATATCATGAATAAAGAACCACTATTTTTTGACATTGAAACATTACCAACAAACGACGAACAAGTTATTAAAAGACTCGCTGATTCTATACGTCCACCTGGAAACATTAAAAAGAAAGAATCAATAGATGCATGGATGGAAGAAAACTACGAACAAGAATTGAAAGAAAAAATTAAGAAAACATCGTTAGATGCTGCTTATGGTCGTGTTGCTTGTATTGCTTGGTCAAACGGAATAGACGAAATTATGCACACATGCCATGATCAAGATGAAATAACGCACTTAGTGGATTTTTATTTTTATGTTGAAAAGTATGGAAGCGAGTCATTTTGCGGACACAACATATCAGGTTTTGATTTAAAGTTTCTCAAACAGCGCTCAATGATTCTAGGCATAAAACCACCTGCAACCATATTGAAAGCCATGAATGCTAAACCCTGGGATGATTGCATCAAGGACACTATGCTTATGTGGGATAGTGATAAAAACAAAATGATGAGTCTTGATACTATGTGTTGGTTGTTTGGTGTAAAACACGACATGCCAGATTTTAACGGTAGCATGGTTGCTGATACATGGACAACAAATCCTCAGAAAGTTATTGATTACTGCATTGCTGACGTTAAAGCAGAGCGCGAACTCTACTACAAGATGGTATTCGATAAATCAGTTTTTTAATAGTGAGAACATAAAAATGACAACAGAAAATTTACCTGAAGTTCCTGAGAAAGTAACGGCTTTGGAAGTTTATCAAGCTCCGAATGGTCTTGATCCGTGGATTAAAAAAATTCGTGCCGAAGCGGAATCATTAATTGCTGACGTGTCAACAAAGAAAGGACGCGAAGAAATAGCATCTATGGCTTATAAAATCTCAAGAAGCAAAACCGCGCTTGATAATCTTGGTAAGGAATTAGTCTCAGAACTAAAAGAATTGCCAAAGAAAATCGACGCTGAACGTGCGCGAGTCCGCGCTGAACTTGACGCGCTACGTGATCAAGTGCGTCAGCCATTAACTGACTGGGAATATGCTCAAGTTGCAAGGGTCGATTCTATTAAAGCGGCAATTGCAGCATTGAGATTTGAGCCTGAAGAAAACTCTGTCACGATAAGAAAACAAATTACAAATTTGGAGTCAACTGTAGTTGACGCGGAAAACTTTGAAGAATTTGAAGTCGACGCTTTGAGAGCAAAAGAACAAACTTTAGCGCAATTAAAAGATGCTTTATCAAAGCGCGTGATTTATGAGGCAGAGCAAGCCGAACTCGAAAAACTGCGAGCAGAAGCAGCCGCGCGTGAACAGGCTGACAAAGAAGCGCGTATCGCCAAAGAAGCAGAAGAACGTGCAATCAAAGCAGCAGAAGAAAAGGCTAAGGCAGAACGTGAAGCAATAGAACTAAAAGCAAGGCAAGAACGTGAAGCCGCAGAACGTCGAGAACTTGAACTAAAGCTGCAAGCAGAAAAAGCAGAACGTGAAAAACTTGAAGCTCAACAACGAGCAGATAAAGCAATTGAAGAAGAAAAGCTAAGGGTGAAACGTGAAGCAGAAAAAGCGGAAGCAGAACGGCTAAAACGCGAAGCAGATAAGGCGCACAGTGCCGCAATAAACCGCGCCGCAAAAGAAGATTTTATAGCTGGCGGAATGACTGAAGAATGCGCGATACTAGCTGTAACATTGATTGCTAAAAAACTAATCCGAAACGTGCTTATTGATTATTAAGAAATGCTACGCCCATACCAACAAGCCGCTCATGAAGCGGCTATTTCGTGGATAAAAAGAAGCGTTGATCCGGCAGTTATTGAAGCAGAAACCGGAAGCGGAAAAAGCCACATAATTGCAGCTGTAGCAAAAACATTCCATGAAATGTCCGGTAAGCATGTTCTTTGCACCGCTCCAAGCGTTGAGCTTGTACAGCAGAATACTGATAAGTACCACTTAACAGGCAACAAAGCCAGCATATTTAGTGCATCAGTTGGTAAGAGTTTGCGCCATCCTGTAGTGTTCGGCACGCCCATGTCAATTGCAAACAGCATAGCCAAGTTCGGCGATAAGTTTGGATTGATCTGTATTGATGAATGCCACGGGATAACACCGACAATCAGGAAGATAATAGAAGAGTTGCGCAGCAGGAATGAAATGCTGCGTGTTATTGGCCTATCGGCTACGCCATATAGATTGAATACTGGTTACATATATGCAATGGATGAAAACGACAATCCTTGCTCACCAGATCAATGCATTGAACCGTATTTTACAAAGAAGATATTCACCATTGGCGGTCGTGAGCTAATAGAACAAGGCTATCTTACGCAGCCAATCATCGGCGCAATACATGGAGATCACTATGACACGTTGAACATGCAATTAAACAGCATGGGTAAATTCAATGCTTCAGACATTGATAAGGCGTATCACGGTCAAGGCAGAAAAACTTCGAGAATTATTGCTGATATTGTTGAACAAGCTAGATCACGCAATGGAGTTATGATATTTGCGGCAACAATACAGCACGCTTATGAATGCCTAGAATCTCTGCCAGCAGAATTGTCTGCAATAGTTACAAGCGATACACCAAAAGAAGAACGCAAAAGCATACTGAAAAGATTCAAATCTGGATTTTTGAAGTACCTTGTGAATGTCAGCGTGCTAACTACTGGCTTTGACGCTCCGCACGTTGATTTAATAGCGATACTTCGAGCTACTGAATCAGTTGGATTGCTGAAACAGATCGTCGGTCGTGGCTTGCGTATTTATCCAGACAAGAAAGATTGCTTGATACTGGATTATGCTGAGAACATTGAACGACACTCTCCAGACGGGGATATTTTTAACCCAATCATTGAAGCCGTTAAGCCTTCAGGCGGCGGAGTAGTAACAGCAATTTGTGAACTATGCACCACAGAAAACAAGTTTTCACCACGACCAAATGAAGACGGTTTTGCGTCTGATCAATTTGGATATTTTGTTGACCTGGAAGGTAACCGCATATCTGGCGATTATGGATTTATGCCCAGTCATTTTGGCCGGCGTTGCATGGGGTTGCATAGACAGCAAAATGGCAAGCATGAACGATGCACTTATTATTGGACTTTCAAAGAATGCGAGAACTGCAAAGAAAAAAACGACATTGCAGCGAGGTATTGCTCATCATGCAAGGCTGAAATTGTTAATCCTAACGACAAGCTTATCGCAGATTTTAAAGAACGTAAACGCGATCCTTATCAGGTGCAATGCGATGCGGTACTGGCATGGGAGCAAACAAAAACATTATCAAAGGCTGGAAATGAAGTATTGAAGGTTGACTATACGACAAAGTATCGTGCTTTTTCTATTTGGTATCACGTTAGAAGTGAAAAAGGATATTTTGCAAATCAATATGAAAAGTTCTTGACACATACAAACGGAGGGGATACCATGCCATTGTCAATAACGTACAAGAAAAACAGTAAAACACAGTTTTTTGAAGTATTAGCTTATAACCAGGAAGTTGATGAGTTAAATTTAAAATGATAAAAAACATACCGCCAGAAATAACGATATACGGTGATTTAACTTACCGCAATAAAAAATGCCCACGCGAATCAGTTGAGCAGATAACATTTATTAATAAATTGCGTGACGAATATCCAGATACTTACGGAAGAATAGTTATTCATCCCAAGAATGAAGGAAAACGTAAAAACGGACAGTTTAATGAGCTAACAAAAGATAAAGCAATGGGAATGTCTGTAGGTGCTGCTGATATTATTATCCCTGCTGGTCTTATGCCTTTTGTATGTGAGATAAAAAGAAAAGACCACACACTATCAGAAGTAAGTGAAGAACAAATAGAATATTTACTTGTAACAAGAAAACTAAATGCATTTGCTTGTATAGCATTTGGTTATGAGGCAGCATGGGAAGCTTTTGAATATTGGAGCATGGAAGATGAAATTTGATTTAAAAATACTAGATAGCAGAATTACCGAAGAAATGCTGAAACCATCAACACCTGGAAGTGCTGGGATTGATTTGTGTGTTGTCATGCACTCGCAATTATCTGTAGGCTTATATCCAAACCAATGCGAGAAATTCAGAACTGGAATTGCAATACACTTAAACGATACTGGTTACTGTGCAATTGTGTTGCCAAGATCAGGATTAGGAAGTAAAGGTTTGATACTTGGAAACACCATAGGATTGATAGATTCAGACTATCAAGGAGAGATTATTTTGTCATTATGGAATCGTTCACCTGATCCAATAAAAATACTTCCTATGCAGCGCGTCGCGCAGTTAATCATTGTTCCTGTAATACAACCACAGTTTAATATTGTTTCTGAGTTTGCAAGCAACACAGAACGTGGTAATGGCGGATTTGGATCAACTGGTAAAGGACAATAAAATGAAACACCATAACTTAAGAATATTCAAAAAACATTTTAAGCCATTAATATATCGCGAAATGACAGCACAAGTGCGTTTCAACGATAGAGATTATCAAGTTGACGATATTGTAACCTTCCACGAAGGGCAGCAAGAACTTGAAGGATTTGATTATACAGGTCAATCAATATCAGCGCGCATAAGCAATATAAATGATTATGGTTGCCAACCTGGGTACGTTAATTTATCTTTAAGTGACGTGGGGTTGGTATTTGCCAGCGACTATCCAGAATTTTTAAAGGAGCAAGCATGAAACTAACCGATAAACAAAAAATGCTAGTGTGGCGATGGCGCAACAAAATGTCACAAAAGAAAGCTGCCAAACATCTTGGACTTAAATTACATGTGTATCGTGGAATTGAAAGTGAAGGTCTTATTTACGGTAAAATTTATAATAGTGTGGTGAAAATAGAGCCAACAAACAGAGAAATTTGTAAGTTGCTTGCAATAAAAAACAATGTAACTCAAGCAGATATTGCTGCACGTCTTGAACTGTCAAGACAATACGTTAACATGATGGAAAATGGGAAAGCGCCAGAAACGCATCTTGTTAATTTCTGGTCAGATCGTGGTTACAAGGATTTATTTAATGCTAACGAAAAATCCTGACATACTTGACCAAGCTACAGAGTTAACAATTGCTGAAACGGAATCAATCATTGAAGCAAGCATGAGAGCTGTTGCGGATATGCCAGAAGGTGAACCCGGTGAATGTGTTGAATGTGGTGAATTTAATCAACGCTTGGTTTGTGGTCGTTGTTCACCGTGTAGGGATATGAGGTATTAATATGAATTTTAGAACATTTATTTATGAAATATTAATTCCATCATGTGTGCTTGTTATTGCTCTTGTAGTAACAGTTACGTCATGTTTTTATATCGCATCAATATTAACTGATAATATTTACAGATAGATTCAAATATTACTTGACACAATAAATAAACAGTTTTACAATGATCAAACGTTAATAACCAAATAGGAGCAAAAATGAGAGACTACAAAACAAATAACTACGACCGAGGCTACAAAAGCTCACCTGAATTAGTGTTCATCGCTTTCGTGCTGGCGTATATCGTGGCGAGCATGAGCGTTGAAGAAATATCACGGTTTTTTGGGTTTTAGGTTATGAATACTAAATTATATGTTTTACCAAATGGTGCGAGTGTTGACCCCGCCATAGTAAAAGTAGTTAACTGGTTGGATAAAAGTGAAAAGAACCCAGAAATAATCGAACGTGTTGTAGTTCATTTATCGCAAAGTCCGGGTGCGATTGTTATTTATTGTAAATCTTTAGATCACGCAAGAACCATGTGCGAAAAGGTAACCGCAGATATAAACGAGCTAAGGTAGTTTGATGCACCGACGCTGGCCGGTTGCCAGTAATTTAAAAGGAGTAGTGAAGATGAGAGCATTTTTAATAAGCATGAGTTTAGTAACCGTGTTGTGTGTTGCCAGTGTAGTTTTCGCGGTATCCGCCCACGCCTCACAGAACTTTGTTTATCTCGTAGGGTCGATCACAGATTTCAACAACCTGGCCACAACGGATAAGAACAAGTTCTTTCACAAGACAGACTACGGCCCTTATTACTTCAGTTCAGCATCGAACTGCGAGGACGCAAAGACGGCGCTAGAAGGTAGTCGGCCAAGTGTCATACCTTCGGCACAGAAGGATAACGTAATAGGGAATGATTTAAGCAAGCTGGTGAGGGTCTCAACGTTGCAATGTTTGCCTATTACTCAGTAGTTAGGTAAGTAACACTATACACTGGTTAGTGAAGCTGTCACCATCTAAGGAACTCAGTGGAGTCTCGTGGAAGCCGAGCACTAATTTAAATGGAGAATTAAATGATAGGAATATTCAGGAAAGTTTTTGCGGCGCTTCGGTATAGATATACGGGTGAAAAATTATCAAATAGACAGACTAAACTCATTGATAACCATGTCAGATACCGTAAGAGACTGAGTTCAGCAGGACGGAAGATGTCTCGCAAATCTTTCACTGGTAGCCTAGGATTACGCGGTAGAATATTAACTGGGGCTAGTTTATTAGCACAGCAGGGCAAGTTAGGTACTGGGTGGATGTCTGTTAAGTCAGTAAAGGAAAGAACAGATACACAGTTAATTGTGTAGCTAAGACAGAGCCTGTAACTGGACAACAGGCACCAAGAAGTGAGTGCTATCCAATAGAGCCAGTGGTGAACTGTAAGACTCAAGACATGGGAATAGTAAATAGCACTCAACTTGTTGGTTAATGCGCAGGCTGATGCGCGCTGGGTCGTGCGGAGGATAGGAAATGCGGGTCGCGACCGTGCCTTGTAACGCTTCCATTCCGGAGATCAGCACCGGAAACCAACA